TTAGGATTACTTGTATCATATCCACTCTCTCTAACTGCTTTTAATACATATTGAATTTTGCTCATTAAATTTCTTTGGGAAACCCTAGATGCTAAGTTTTGTAAATCATTATTATTTTTAACATTTGTTCTAGAAAAAACATTCATAAACTTCACATATGTTTCAGGATTTAATTTAGACATAAATAGTTTAATAATAGCATTATGCGCAACAGCATCAGTAATATATTGCTTAGCAATAATTTGAATTTGAGGCATAAAATTATTAACATTAAATCCAAGAGATCTTAACTTATCTATATCAATTTCATATCCGGTAAGTTTTCCACCTCTAAACTTCACAAATCCAGGTAAATTTCCAGGATTAACCTTTATTGTAATCCCCTCTTTTCTTTTTAATACATCTTGCGGATGGCTCTTTATAAAATTCCTCACCTCATTTACATCAACTGGAACCTCTCTCCAAAATTTAGTATTTCTTAAATTCTTTTTTAAATTACTCCAATCATTTGATAAATCTTTTAAATCACTAGAAGATAAACCAGTTAGTTTTTGAGTTTCTGGATCATTTGCCAAACCACTTAAAAAAGATCCTATTTGAACCTGCGTCGGCCCAAAAGAAGTTCCAGAATCCCCAACAGCATATCCACAATTAGATTCTAACGTACATATAACCGTATAAGCTTTTTGAGGATCAACTATAGGATCTGATATAGGTTTTAAACCCGAATAATCTTTTTTATAGGTCCTTCTTTCAAGATCACGAATTAATTCATCTATTCCAGCCCTAACAGAAATAGGAAAATCGGCATCATTTTTTTTAACTTCCTTAAAATTATCAATATATTTTACGTGGAATTCATTCATAGTAGCATCTTTTGGAGACTTGTCTTCTCTAAATCTAATAAATTTTTGATGCCTAAGTCCACCAGGAAGCCTTTCTTGAAACCCAAGTTCTAAAACAAAATTTCCTTTTTTAAGTTTATCTTTAATATTTTCCTCATCTTCCTTAGAAAAATTACTAATATCACTAATATGATACAATTTTCCTTTATAATATTGGCCAAATTTCGCTTTTAATTTACCTTTATCAGATGTTTCATAATCATATACTACGTAATCATCTGATTCGCTTTTTCCACCATTTTCTTTATATTTAAACATAACTCCAGGCTTAGGTTCATTTTCTCCTAGTTTTTTATACTCATATTTTTCATTTTTTAACTTCAACACAATACCTTCACCATTTTCTTTTACAGCATCGTTCATAACTTTTTGCCAATCTGAAAACGGATAATCTTTTACAATTCTTACTTTATTGTTTTCTTTAACTGATGTTTTTAATATTTTTTTTCTTTCAATATAATTTTTACTAGAAACATTTTCTCCATTATACCACAATATATCATATAAGTGAATTTTTAACTCACCTGGCAAATCCTTTTGTTTTTTTAATGAATTTTCAGCGGAACTTCCTGCCAAAGAAGTAACTTTGCTTTCATCTTGTTTTCCTTTATACCAATATACTAATTCACCTTCAACCATAGTATTGTTTGGAATATTTATATTTTTTGCTAATTCTTCAAAATTATCAGTTTTTTCATCTCCACGACGACTGTAAATATGAATTTTATCATTAAATTTAATAACTTGTATTTTCCAACCATCAAGCTTACCTTCTACAACAATATCATCACGATCATATTTTTTTAATAATTCGTCAGGATCGTCAATTTGAGTTAATTTCATTAAAGCAACTGGTTTTATTTCAGAAGCAGTTCGAATGGAAAACTTGAACATTTAATTCCCTCGCTATTTTTTTGTTAGTAATAGAACTTTATTAATACGTTCTGCTCTTGTCAAGCTTTCTTTTTTTACAAAAGTATCAAGTAAATTAGAAATCATAGAATCGTCTGCAGTATTCATAGCTTCTTCGGGAATTTTTTCACCTTCATATGGAAGAGCGGGAACTTTTCCACCAGTAATCTTATATATATTTTTATATGTATTACTTAATCTTTCTTTTTCAGCTTCATCAGTAATCATCCAATGCCAACGAGGTTGAGGTTTTCTTACCAAACCAGCTTTTCCCTTGTTCGGCCCAGTTAAAAATACAACCCATTTCCCTTCTCTTAAAGGAACCTCTTTTTTCTTTGTAAGTTCTTCAATTTTTCCAGTTTCTTCTGGAACCCCTAATCCTTCAGGAACCTTTTCTGACATTTCTTTTAAATATTCAGGTGTTTTCATTTCTTCTGGTAAAGAAGGTTCCTCTATTGTTTCAAAACTTTGTTTTGGCTCTTCTTCCCCAATGCCCTTTTCATATTTCATTAAAAACACCCAACCGCCAGAAGGAGCTGTCGAAATTTGCCAAATATCATCACCCAAGGCTTCTTTTAATCCTCGTGCCGTTTTACCTTTATATTTATCATTATATTTTATTAAATCTTTTTCACCGCTTACATATACAACTTGGCCCCATTTCATAGATCTTTTTAATCTTTCTTGCTCAACAGCAATCTCACCAGTTTGGTCATTTTTCATAATTGATCTTACTCCAGCAGGATAAAACCAAGGATCATCCAATTCTTTTAATTCTTTTTTCTCTGGAACTCCTTCTTCTTTTGGAGGCTCTATTTTACCTTCTCCACCTTCCCCAGGAGGAGTCATTTCAAGAATTCCCTTTTCTTTCGTAGAACTAGGAGCATCTTGTAATTTATAAGTAAAAGCAACTAAGTTTCCAAAAGCTTTTTCGTAATTCACCATTAAATCTTTTGTAAAAACAGGCAAACTTAATATTTTTTCTCTCCATAAAACAAGCTCATAATTATTAAAATCTTTTTGAGCTTGTTTCCATAATTTTTGAGCCTCTTCTACTCTTTCAGATATTTTCGCATTAGCTTCTTTTGCTATTTTATACAATTCTCTATATTCTTTGAAAAATACTCTTTTGGCCCAACCGCTAAGTCTATTCCAAATCCCAGACCATAAACCGGCATTCTTGACTAAATTGTTTTTGTCCTCAGAACATTGTTCAACAAACTCATCTAAAAGATTAGCATCTTCATAGTATCCATTTTCATCAAGAATGGTCGCAAACAAAGCCGCTTCTTTTATACTAGGAATATCATTTTTTCCAAAAGTCATTTTTTATCCTCCGTTTTATTATACTCCGGGACTTCCAGTTGGACTAGCTCCAGGTCCTAATTCTGGTGTAGATCCTGCGCCTCCAGGGCCTCCAGGAGCGCCTCCAATACCCATTTCCCCTCCAGGAGGTGGGGCAAGCTCTCCTAAGCCTCCTGGCATCCCACCAAGCTCTCCTCCTGGCATTCCTCCCATTTCAAACCCACCGGCTTCAGGAGGTGTTCCACCCCCAGCCTCTCTTTCTTTATTATCAATTGGCTCCATTACTTCTTTTTCAGGATCCAAAACTCTTAATTCACTAATAGTCATTTTTTGTAATGATTGCTCTTCCTTCATTCTAATAGCATCATTAATCATTTCTTGTCTCATTTTAACTATTTCGTCTTGATAATTTAATCCCAAACTCTTATATAATGTTTGTAAAGATACTTGCTTGTTTCCAACTAACCCAGAAATATTTCCTATATAATCTTGAAGATCATATAAATTCATTTGATTCCATTCAATTTCGGGTACGATTAATCTTTTAACCCCACCATCATATTCGTAAAAATTTTGAATTTCACTAATAGGGGCAAAAATCTTATTCGTAAGCCACTGGGCAATCATATTTCTAAAATTAAAATATCTTTGTCTTAATACCTCTAATCCAATTGAGGCTGAAGAATAAACCGCACTTTCAGTATCAACAATTGCCTGAGGAACCATTAACCCAGTATAAATATTTTTTACAATCATATCCATATCTGGACCTATATCAATTATCTGCCCATTGGATCCAACTTTTTCAATTGAAATACCAGCATGAGTGATTAGTTTAAAATCCTTGTCATATTGGGCTTCTTCTAAAATTTGTCTATAATACTCTATATCTTCTGCAGTTGCCCTATAATCTCCGTCAGTATTCCCACCAACTTTAATAACTGTTATAGGATTTATCATACTATCCGCTTGAGCAAATTTACAATTTCCTTGAATATTAATTAAACCATTTCTACGAGTAATAAATAATCCATTAGGAACTTCAAAACAGAAAACATCATTATTATATTGAAGTTTTTCAATATATCCACCCCTTCTTCCTAATTTTTTATTATTACCATAAATAGTTGGAAATTTTCCAACATTTGTATCGAGCGACCAAGTTATAGAATAAAATTTAGTACCTTGGCCATTATATTTTATATCTAATCGCGGAGCATAGCCACACTTAAAAGCCATTTCTTGAACGTCATCTGCTAATTGTTTTGATACTGTACTGTAACTGTAAGCTTTAGTGTTTCCTCTTAAATGTCCAGTTAAAATTCTACCATCTCCTTCTACCAAAGCTTCTAAGATAATTTCTAATAAATCAGAAGAAAGTCTTTTTACCCATTTTGGAACTTTCTTATTATGAGCACCAGAACCTATTTCTTTTTTGAAATATTTTGAAATTTCTTTTCCATAAAATCTCCAAGCTTTTACAAAACCACTCTTTTGAAGTGTTTTTGCCGTACTTACATGGAAATCTAAATATTCTCCCATTTTACAAAAAGAATTTTCCATTTTTTCAAAATCAGGAGAAGACTCGGACTGAGAAAAAGCAGTACAATAACTTGCCTTTTCTTCACAATGTCTAACTGAACCCTCAGAAATTAAATATCCTAAAAACCTTAAATAATCTTTAATGGGAACTTTTTTATTAAAAATATTTATAAAATTAATTTTCTTACCTTTCCATTTAACAACCGAACGAGATTTATATTTTAAAGTATTCTTTACGTCTTTCGCATTTATAAAATCAAAATTTTCATATCCCCTTTTGCTATTAAATTTTGATAACCACATTCGATGATTAGGCGTCACTAAAACATCAAGTCTCTTTCCAGTAAAATGATACATATCTCCTTCATAATGATACTGAATTCTATTTGTATAATTTTGATATTCTAATTCTTCAGTATCTTTATTAAAAGTTGCTATTTTATCTTTTTCAGTTATTTCATTATAAAACTTAAAACCTTCATTTGTTAAAATTTCAGTATCAATCGAATAACACTCTCTTAATTTATCATAAAGCATTAAATCTTTAAATACTCCAACAACAATACTCGTTCCCCTAACATCATAAGGACTCGTTACCATTTTTAAATGAGATATGTTAAAATTATCTAATGGTATTGCTTCACCTTTTCTAATATGATGTAATATTTTCTCGGGTATTTGTTTTCTTAATTGAACATCAGCAGGATTATTACTCATAGCTAAACGTTGTAATACTTGATCAGGCTTTAATGAGATTACTGAATCACCAGCAAACACACTCTTTTTGACTAAGATGTAATCGGGGTTTTGAACAATAATCTTGGCCCATTTCCCCGATCCTTCATCTAATTCAGCAAATGGGAAACAATTATGAATAGCAATACCATTAGCAACATAAGAATGATCTTCTTCAACTTCTAAATCATACATAAAATTTTCATTAAATTCTTCTGTTATATCTTCCATCTCTTTTATGTTTAACATTTGCCAATTATTATATAAAGAAGAATTGGGTGAACACCATTTCATTTCTTTTAATTTATCTTTCTTTTCTGTTTTTAAAATATTTTTAAATAAATTGTATGCTTCATTAGCAACTATTTTTATTCTATACTTATCAGCGATATTTTTTTCTATATCTTTTTCTACTTTGGAAAAAGTTGGATGAACCCCAAGTCTTCGTAAAATTAAAACAAACTGATTAATTAAACTTTTTGAGGAAGAACATATAATAATGTGACCATTACTATTATCTACACAACCATCTCCATCAATAAATCCAGCTAATAACTGTAATTGTAATTTTGGAGGCAATAACATAATATCTTCACTTAATTGTTTTTCTTTACTATATTCTCCACAATGTTTTTGGAAAAATTTTGCCCATTGTGGACCATTTCTTAAATCACCTTCTAACCAATGATCAAATTTATCTTTCCCAATAACAAAATGTGAACTTTTACTCATATATGTATTACCCGAATATCCAGTACATTCCTCTAATAAAGGCACCAACTCTTCTTTAATGTAATTCCCATCATAACTACAAAATTTTATTCCATTGTATTTTGTATAATTTTTACGTTTAGCCTTACAATAACATCCTTCAGCTAACCAATATCCCATTAAATAACACAACTTTTCATTAAAATTTTCATTTTCAACAACATCGTTGTTAAATGGAGCATAAACAATATCATTTTTTTCTATATTTTTCATTTTTATAAATTCTGGTGAAAATTCTTTTTTATTAATTTTACCACAATTGCTACATTTTAAATGTCTTGGCAATACTCTAACTTTTCTTATTTTACATTTTGGATTATCACATAAAACTTCTTCAAATTTTGATGCTAATATAGGGTGTTTACCACTAATAATTAATGAATTAGGAATACCTACCGTTTTTATCTTATATATTTTAAGATGTTCTTCAATAACTTTACTTGTAGGTTTTTTAAATATATTAACAACTTTTTTCTTATTTCCTAAATGGGTTAATACATATTCTCCAATTTTTATATCTTTAATTTGTTTTAATGTTCCATCTGACATTGTAATTAAAGAACTTCCCTGGATTTTCTCACCTAATTTCCAGTACTCAAGCGCAACTTCCCCCAACGATTGCATTAAATTCATCTCTTCGACCATGTCTTCAAAAAATCTTAAAACACGTTTGTCGTGACATTTTATATTTATCTTACTAATTGGATAAGTAGCGTGAAGAGTAATAGCATTTCTAACAATAGGGTGAAGCTCAAAAAAGTTTCTAATCCAAGCATTTACCGTAATTCTATCTCTTGGTAAATTAAGATTAGCCATAGTAAACAATGGACTATAAACTTCAGGTGCCAATCTTTCAACCGATGCTCCCGAAGAAGTACCAGATCCTGAACTAGTAGAACTAAAAGCAGCTCCTGCTTTTTTCTGTAAATAAGACTCACTATGAGCAACAGCCGCTACGGATAACTTAGTATTACCAATTATTCTAGCTCCATCATCTAAAGAAGACACTTGCCAATCTCCTCTATTTATAAAATTAGAGTTTCCTGTTTCAGGTGTTCTAATATTTTTATTAAGATTACTATTATTATAATTTATTCCTTCTCTAATAATTCCTTTGTTTATATCTTCTTCTAAAGATGCCCTTCTATAATCTGTTAAACCATTAGCATTCTTAGGTGAAAGTCTAAGTGTTTTTGGCATATTTGATACGGGCCTTGATCCTCTTCTAATTGACATGCAAACTCCTTAAAATCTTTTTGGTATATAAGCTAACACTGGCTTAGGTAAATTTGACTTATCTATGTTATGTTTACTTATCTTGAACCCATGTGTTTTGTCAAACTTATATGCTAAATAAGCATAGATAAGGGCCATAAGCCCGTCATTTTGTAGCTTTCCTTTAACATAAGTTTGGTGGGGCATTCCATTTCTAATTACGACTTTTGATTCCATTGAGCAACATTGTCTAACTAACCATATTATACTTTCATAACTGGCCCAAGGAAATCTTATTTTTCCTTTTCTTAACATTTCAAATATTTCACTTATAGCTTTGTCTTTATCCATAACAATTTCTAACTCTTCTTGATTATATTTTATTCCACCAGAAACCATACCTGAACTTCTTACAGTTTTATATTTATCCCCATATATTTTTTTTAACTCACTTGATAAGTCTTCAGCAAAACCAATATCTCCCATTGCCGAACGAATATTAAACAAACGAAAAGAGGCTTCTACAAAACTTTTTTTCGAATCAAAATCAACCTTTTTCAATTTAGTAGCAAATTGAATAGAAAATCTTTCCTGATTATCGACTGACAAAATAACTCCACAACAAAAAGATTGACCTCTTTTAATATTATCTACATCGGGTTTTCCTCCCCAGTCAACACCTAAATAAGAAACTTTCTCTCCT